GAAGAAGTTGAAACGCTAGAAGAATTTAAACATGGAGTTGAAAAAGAAGAAAGAAACAAAGTGTTTGAAAAATTTAGCGCGCACTTACCAAAAGAAGTTATCTCTAAATATAGAGAAAACGAAGAAAATTACACAACAGAACAGTTGGAAAAAGAATTATCTTATGAGTTCTGTTTAGCTACACCATCCATCTTTTCTAAAGACAAAGGAAACGGCTTTATTCCTAAAGATGGTACGAACACACTTAGTGGTGTAGAGGCTATTTTGGAAAAAAATAGAAGAAATAAAAAGAAATAAGGAGGAAGTAACATGGCGTTCAAAAGATTAAAAATTGATGGGAACGGACAGGTTGAATTAAACAACGTTGCGTTCCGAAGAGATGGTAGAGTTGAAGCACAGTGCAAGCTTAACGAAACTGAGTTTGCTGAAAAAGGCGCTGAAAACGGGATGGTGTTAGCAGTTGACAACACTAATCGTACATTAAACTTACCAAAAGAGGGAGACCCATTACTAGTATTAATTTACAGTTCAGAACATATGGATATTGATAAAGCTAATGGCTTAAAAGATTTTATCAATACTGTAGATGGTTTCTATCCAAGAGGCGGATATTTAGCAAAAGGAGACAAATTCACAACTAACACAATTGGTTATGATGACACAGACTTTGCTGATGATGAAGCACTATTAGGCGACATTAAAGATGATAGCAAGAAAATTTATGGTAAGGTTGGCGCTGAAGGAGTTATCACATTAACTGCTACTAAGCCAGCTGACGGATTAGCATTTATCGCAAACAAAGTATACACAGTACCTAACGGAACAGTCGGTATCCAGTTACAGGTAATTGCTGACTAATAAGAGGAGGGAGATTATGGACAAGAAATTAGTAGATTTAGCAATCAGCGCCGTAAAAGGCAAAGGATATACAGGCGACCATTCTACCTTCTCTAAAGAAGAAGTGGATGACGCACTAAGAACAGAGTTTGGTAAGTTAGCCGGCTCAATTAATGAATTTAGAAAGAACCGTTATGATATTTATGAAATTATTACTGAAGTAGCTGACAAAACTGTACCTACCAAAGTTGAATCTATCTTAGGTATGGTAGCAGATATTCAGGTCGTACCACAGGGGCGCGAAGTAGTCTTCAAAAAGAAAGTTGGACGTAGACGTGCAAAGACTTTCTTAACACAGGTTGGTTTATCAGGTGTTTATGAAACATTCCGTCTAGACACAACTAAATTCCCTGTTCGTACTCATGCAATCGGTGGAGGCGCTACAATCGACTTTGAAAGATTCTTAGACGGCGCTGAAGACATGGTTGACATTATGAACATCTTCGCTGAAGGACAGGTTGAAGCTATCCTTGGTGAAGTTCAGAAAGCGTTACGTGCCGCTCTTAATGCAAAAGGTCGTCCTGACGCTAACAAAGTAATCGCATCTAACTTTGATGCTACTGCAATGCAGAGATTAATTAATGTGGTTAAGAAGTATGGTTCAGGTGCCGCAATCTTCGCTACTGAAGAATTCATCATGGACATGGGTCCTGACGCTATCGTACCAGGTGGCGCTAACTATCAGGGTGTTTACTCACCTGACGATATTAAGGAAATTCATGATAGAGGTTTAATCAAGATTTTCCGTGGTACACCTATCATTCCTTTACCACAGTCTTATGTTGATGAAAACAACAAAGAAACTACACTTGACCCACAGATGGCTTATGTATTACCAACTGATGGCAACAAGGTTGTCAAGATTGCGTTAGAGGGTGAAACTCAGATTCATGACTTCACTAACAGAGATAACTCTATGGAAATCCATACTTATAGAAAAGTTGGTGTTGCAATCTTAACACATTACGACTGGGGAATTTACCAGAACAAAGGTATCCCACAGACATATCACGAATAGTCCTAAGGGGAGGGGTAATTCCCTCTCCATTTTGTTTTAAATAAAAAAAGAGTGAAAAGGAGAATATAGAAATGGAAAAAAAGAAAGTAGAAGTTGTAAGTAAAGTCGGAGGAACAGTTATCTTAAGTGTACCTGACTTACATTTTAGACGTGAATTTAGACGTAAGGGCGCTAAAGTTTTAGTGGATAAAGATATTTTAGAAGAAGCTATCTTCAACCCAGGTATTGAGGCGCTTTTCAAAAGTGGCGCTTTATATATTGAAGACCTAGAAGTTAAGAAAGAACTAGGCTTAGAACCCGAAGACGCGAAAAAACCTGAAAACATTATTGTCTTAAATGATGCGCAGATTAAGAGATACCTTACTGTTGCGCCAACCCATGAATTAAAAGAAATTGTGGAAAAACTTACACCTGAATCTAAAAATGAATTAGTTGAATATGCTATCGCTAATAACATTAGTGATTATAATAAGGTGAAGATTTTAAAAGAAGCAACAGGTATTGATGTCTTAAACGCTATCAAACTTAGACATGAAGAAAAAGAGTAAGGAGGTGCTTAGAAATGACTCCTTGCTCAGTTGTGTATAAGGCTTTCTTAAGCAAAGTATCAGGAGACGATTGGGAAGATTGGAACTTAGTAGATATGGAGGAAGATATGCACGACATTCTACTGAGCGCGCTCCCATACTTTAAGTTTCCTCAGCATGACCTCGCGCTAGACGTGAATGGGGAAAACTTCATGGGGGACTTGATAAATGACGAAGTGCAAATTCTTGCGACTTACATGAAGTGCGAGTGGTTGAATAGAAATATTCTATCATGGGAAAATGTTCGACCAATGTATGATGAAAAAGACTGGTCGCTTAATAGTCCTTTAGATAAACTTAGAAAAATGTTGGAATTGGAACAGGCAAGAGCCAAGCAATTAGAATCAATTTTCTATCGTAGCCCAAATAAGAAACCTTTTAGATATAGGAAATTGGCAGGATGAATGAAATAAGAGAAGGATATTATAATGCCGTGAAGAATAAATTGTTCGGTCTTCTTTGTGAATATGAGAAGAGTGGGAAAGGGCAACAGGAGGACGCTGAGAACTGGGTTAAATTTTTGGACTCCATCATCCTTGAACTAATGGGTGTGGACGAAGAAGAAAAAACAATTAACTATTACAAGTTGATGTTTAAAATTAACTCTTTAAGATACCTTAGCTATCCTTACTTTAGACGCACCATTTTCGACTCAATGTCATTACTAGGAAAAATGAAGTGAGCTACGACACTTATTTTAGAAGACTGAACTCCACAGGCACATCCTACCAAAAAAGATTACAACATAAAAGAGAAAAGCTTTTCGATAAACAGTTAGCAAAATCAATCTACCGAGTTATGTTCGATTTTGACGAGCGCGCGGTAGTGGGTGAGTTAACTCCTTATCGACAAAATGAGACAAAAATTCTTAAATATTTATTGACAAAAAGAGACGTTAAACTTCCTAACGGAACCATCATAGAACCGAAAAGAGTGGACGGGCGCAACGAAGTCATTTCCGAAGATGACGACACAAGCCTATGGATGGTTTTTTGGAAAGAAGATGTTAACGCGAAAGGCTATAATAAATATGTCATGTTGCGAATGTCACACTTCCTAACTTGGGTTGATAGAAGTGGGGTCGAGCGCTCCTCTTATGCTTACTTCTATGGACAAGAAAACAACATGCTTAAAGACGAATTGAAGTCTCGAAGTAGAACGCATACACTTTATACTGAAAACTTAAAATTAAGTTTCTATATTTTACCTCGCAATCCTTATCTCAAAAAAGATGATTATTTTGAAATAGGTGAGGGCGAATATAAAGAGGCTTACGTTGTGACAGGTTACGACTTACAGTCAACACCTGGGGTAGCTTTTGTGTCAGTTGACCCTCAGCCAGTGCGTGACCTCACTCCTCCACCAAAGAAAGAAGACCCTCAAGAAAGTGAGGACGATTACTTTTGGGTAGGAGGTGGTGATTAATGGCAGTACGAAATTGCGCTGAAATTGGAGAGAATTTACAATACGTGATTAAGCGTCTTTTAGCGAATCAAACGTTACTTAAATATCTCTACTACACTGACAAAGACCCATTGTCACATGCAGACCTCACAAAAGAACAAATTCAAAAAGAAATTTTCAACAAGCTTATAAAAATCACACCTAGAGTTGGGGCTAAGGAAAACGTTCAGTCCATTGTGGCA